CTTCTCTATATCTTCTTATTAAATCTAATTCGTTACGAGCAGTAACATCAAACCCACCATAAGACGCAAAAAACCCACCAGCGGGGACGGTTTGTGTACCGTCATCCGCTTGAGGTGGAACTATATTTTGTCTCGGATCGATTGTTGAGGTTTTTAAACGCTCAATCTTAAACCCAAACAGTTCAGCCATAATTTAATTCTCCTTACTACTACTTATAATGGAATTAAGTAGTCGTATTTGTTTCAAAGTATTGGTATCTATGCGTAGCAGTAAATGATTCTACTACGTTGTTAGTACCATAGTCTAGTGGAATATCATCCAATGTAGTTGGGAACATTCCTCTAAACGTATATGATTTAATCACATTACCGTTTCGGTCAAGTTGGTCAACAAATGCGTCAACTTGATAATCAATAGGATTTGTTAATCCTTCGTTATCAGACATATTGTTGATACCATTTAACCATCTTTCGTATGCGTTACGAATTAAGAAGTCCGTATCATTTAGAATTGTAGTTGTCCAAGTTGTAAAGGTTCTATCACCTGCAACATATAACTCTCTTCCTCTAAATGGAATAGCAACTTCTCCGACTGTCATACCTGGTAAAGATGTTGTTGTACATAGAAAAGACATTGATTCTGTCTCCCCACCTACAGCAGCAAATCCAGGGAAAGGCATTGTTACTCGAAATTGATTGGCACGAGCTCCGCCGCCTCTTAACTTAGCTTTAAAATCGTTAATATTTGGCATTGTTTATCTCCTTAAGCTCCTACCACTTCTTCAAATGCAACACCTGTTCTAGTTGCAACGAATTGTAGTGTTATAAAGTTAATTGATCTGTTAGGTTTAACAAAGATGTCTGCTCTAAACTCATTACGGTCTATTACCTCACCTGTGTTATTAGATGTATCACATACTACTAAAAAGTCTGTAATACCTCTTCGACCTTGTACATCTCTTAAAAACGGTTCTACAATGTTTCTAAATTGCGCTCTTGTGAACTCATCATTGAACTCAAACAATTGGAATTTAGAAGCAGTTGCGATTGCCTTTTCTAAAGTAATGAAAAGTCTTCTAACATTGATTCTGTCAAACGCACTAGGGTTAGACAATCCTGTTTTATCTCCAAACAGTACAGTTCCCTGTCCTGGTAAAGTTACAACTGGATTTACTCTAGCTCTGTATAACTCATCTCTTTGTGTTTTTGTTGGGTTGTATGCCAACTTAACTACACCTCTTAAAACTCCTCTGTTGAAACCAGCAGGTGAGTACCAAGAGTCTGCGATTAAGTCTGTTCTTGCAGCCAATCCAGCGATATCTCCGTTTAATGGAACATATCTAAACACGTCATTGTATTTGTCGTAAGTATATTTGTAACCACTATCAAATACAACATAGGAAGATGATCTAACACCATCAAAGAAACCTTTTACGTTACTTGTTTGTGTGTTAGCGTTTGTTACGTTTACTACATCTGATCTTTGTGGTGAAGCAAATACAATTGCGTCTTTTCTATTTTCAGCAATTGTAACTAAATTATCTACGTGGATAGAACCACCTGTTTCAGTTGCCTTTCCAGCGATAATTAAATTTACATCAACACTATCTGCGTCTTCAAAATTTTCGTAAGCAGTTTTTAATTCAGCTACTACAGCATCTGAACCATCACTACCGCCTGATAATGAAGCGTTTTCTAGTGAACCAGCAGTAAACGTTTGGTTTAATGCAGCATTACCCCAAGTCGCTGTTGCGTGATCCATCCAATAGATGTATTGTGATTTGTTGTAAACTACGTTTGCGTAGTAGTTGTCATCACCTTGTGGAGTTTTAGCATCTGAAGCTTTAGATACTGAATCATAAACTTCTAATACTTCTCCAGCAGTACCTGTGATACCACCGTCTTCATCTACGACTACAATGTGTAATTCATCTCCTGAACCACCTCTTGCAGAAACGTATGTTGAAGTTCCTGGTGCAGCACCAACTAAATCATAATATCTCCATCTTCTTCTTACTGAAGTTCCGTTAGCAACTGCTGTATGCAATCCGCCAACTCCTGATGGATGTCTTACGATTGTTAATGTTGAAGCACCTTTTGCTGTTACTCTATATTCGTATCCGCCTGCTTCTCCAAAGTTTACAATATCACCTACATTAATACTTGCGTCTGAAGCAACTGTAATTGTAGTATCGCCTACTGCTGTAACTGAATCAGATACAGTAGTAACTGCTGTTTGTTCGTAAACGGT